CCGGTAAGCTAGGTCAGCGTGCGCGTTTTGCGCAGATGCTCAAGGGCTTCAATAAAGGTAAGTGATATGATTCCTGCAGGTAATTTTGGCAATCAACAGGGCGGCTTCGGTGGTCAGCAACAGCAGGGCTTCGGTGGTTTTGGCGGTGGCTTCGGTGGTCAGCAACAGCAGGGCTTCGGTGGTTTTGGCGGTGGCTTCGGTATGCCTCAGCAACAGCAGGGCTTCGGCGGTTTCGGTGGTTTCGGTATGCCTCAGCAACAGCAGGGCTTCGGCGGCTTCGGCGGATTTAACGGCTTTGGTGGTGGGTTTGGTATGCCCCAGCAGCGTTTCGGCGGCTTCGATATGCTTCGGCAACGCATATTGTCAGCGCGGCAGCGACAACAACAACAACCTATGACTTTCCCTCCGGCTCCGCAGCAGCCCCAACCCCAGCCCCAACCCCAGCCCCAACCGCAAGTCTCTGGTGGGCGCGGGTCCGACTTTGGTTTCGACCCGACGCAACCTAGGATTTCAGGTGGCCCCGTCAGTGATCCAATGCAGCCGCAAATGATGACTCAACCCCCAGCGCCTAACCCCTATTCTCAGCAGGTCGGCCAAGAAGACCCACGTATGCAAGCCATGCGTAATATGAGCATGATGAGGTTTTAATCATGGCTCGGTCGGACGAACCTAAATGGAAACGCATTGTCGCTAGTGTAAAAGCTGGCGACAAAGGTGGAAACGCAGGTCAATGGTCCGCACGCAAAGCCCAGCTTGCTACGCAGCGGTACAAGAAGTCCGGCGGCAGCTACAGCGGCCCGAAGACAGAAGCGCAGAAATCTTTGTCCAAATGGGGTAAGGAAGACTGGGGAACCAAGTCAGGCAAGCCGTCTACTCAAGGGCCGAAAGCTACGGGTGAGCGCTACTTACCTAAGAAAGCACGTGAGGCTTTGAGTTCGCAGGAATACTCTGCTACAAGCAAGGCGAAACGCGCAGGCATTAAGGCGGGCAAACAGTTCGTTAAGCAGCCAAAGGCCATAGCAAAGAAGGCAGCTAAGTACCGATGACTACCTCTGGCACCACCACATTTAACCTCAACCTCAACGACCTAGTCGAAGAGGCTTTTGAGCGTTGTGGGGCTGAGCTTCGCACGGGTTATGACTTACGCACTGCACGCCGCAGTTTGAACCTGCTCACTATTGAGTGGGCTAACCGTGGCATTAACTTGTGGACCATTGAGCAGGGTTCGATCCCCATGGTGCAGGGACAGATCGTCTATGACCTGCCGGTAGATACCATAGACCTACTTGAGCATGTCGTGCGCACCCAGACTGGGCAGCAGCAGACTGATATCACTATTAACCGTATCAGTATCGACACATACTCGACTATTCCAAATAAGAACGCGCAGGGTCGGCCTATCCAAGTGTGGATTAACCGCCAATCTGGTGCGCAAAACCCCTCCGGTATCCAGTACCCGAGCATCAACGTGTGGCCTGCGCCTGACCAGAACAGCTATTATACATTTGTTTACTGGCGCTTGCGCCGCTTACAGGATGCTGGTGAAGGTGTTACTACGCAAGATATACCGTTTAGGTTCCTCCCTTGTCTGGTGGCTGGTCTCGCGTATCACCTATCCCTAAAGGTTCCCGGCGCGCTTGAGCGTTCTGCGGGGCTGAAGATGCAGTATGAAGAACTCTGGCAGCAGGCTGCTGATGAGGACCGTGAGAAAGCGCCTTTGCGCATCGCACCTCGTCAGTATTTCCGGTGATACGTGCCTAATCGGTTCGCCTCTGGTAAGTGGGCAATCGCCCAGTGTGACCGCTGTAACTTCCGCTACAAGCTTAAGGAGCTTAAGCGGCTTGTCATTAAGACCAAGAACATCAACATTCTCGTGTGCCCCACTTGCTGGGAACCAGATCAGCCCCAGCTTCAGTTGGGTATGTACCCCGTGGATGACCCACAAGCGCTGCGCGACCCACGCCCAGACAATAGCTATGGACAAGCGGGCCTGAACGTGGACAATAACCCAACCGATGGTAGCCGCATAATTCAGTGGGGTTGGGCCCCTGTAGGGTTAAATAATCCTTTGGGTTTATTTGGTCTTCCAAATACGCTATTAGGTGTTGGTCAAATAGGGACCGTAACAGTCGAGACGGAGAATTAGTGATGGATAAGAAAGACATGAAGCAGGATAAGGCTACCGCAGCGAAGGCCGTGCACAAGCACGAGCGCGCAATGCACAAGGGTAAGCCTCTGACTAAGATGGCCAAGGGCGGCAAGACCAACGCACAGATGGGTGCAATGGGCCGTAACCTAGCCAAGATCGCCAATCAGAAGTCATCTTCGCGGGGTAAATAATATGGACTATAAACCAAAAACGGTGCCTATTGTGAAGAACAACTCAGGCTATCCTAACAACGTAGCTAACACTCAGACTGTGAAGACTCGCGGTACGGGTGCGGCTACCAAGGGTACACACAGCAGCAAGAAGCTTGGCTAATGAATTACGCTGAACTCGTCGAAGCAATTAAGGGTTACACCGAAAACGACTTTCCGGATACGGTAGGGTCGGGTGGACTCACTTCGACTGAGCAAATTGATATTTTCATCGTTAACGCCGAAGAGCGCATCTTCAACTCAGTCCAACTTCTGGACTTACGGAAGAACGTCACCGGCAGCGTGACCGCCAACAACAAATATCTTTCTGTTCCTTCGGATTGGCTTGCTACGTTTTCAATCGCGTTGATTGACGCAAATACTGGGTCGTACGAGTTCCTGCTGAATAAAGATGTGAGCTTTATTCGTTCGTCCTTCCCTAATCCAAATGTGACGGGACCGCCAACTCACTACGCTTTCTTTGATGTGAACTCCTTCATCCTTGGACCTACCCCAGACCAAAATTACGGCGCAGAACTTCACTATTTCTACTACCCGCCGTCGATTACGGTTGCAGGTTCGACGTGGTTAGGTGATAACTTTGAGAGCGTTTTACTTTACGGCGCGCTATTAGAAGCGTATACGTTCATGAAAGGCGAAGCTGACGTTATTGCTGAATACCAAAAGCGCTACAACGAAGCGATGGGTATGCTGAAGCAACTGGGCGAAGGCAAGAACCGTCAAGATATGTATCGGACTCCGCAAGTACGGTACCCAGTGAGGTAGTATAGATGTTTGATTTAGCAGCAGGTAATATCGGAAACGTTATGGTAATGACCTCGGATAACCGTGGGTTTACGCCTGAAGAAATTGCTGACCGCGCATTAGACAAGATCATGTACGTAGGTAGTCAGACACACCCAGCTATCCGCGATCAGGCCGAAGCTTTCCGAGAAAATATACGGGAAGTAATTGTGTTTTATATGCACGAAGCAATTCGGTCTCATAATGTAACTCTGGTAAGTAAATTTAAACAGGCGGGGCATCCAGAGCTAACCGCCATACTCGATATATAAGGAGGCCTTAACATGCCAATTACCCAAGCAATGTGCACTAGTTTCAAAGCTGAACTTATGCTCGCCGTACACGACTTTCGTGTAACAGGTGGCGACACTTTCAAGTTAGCCATGTACACTTCTTCAGCTACGATTGATGCAAACACGACGGCTTATTCGGCTACCAACGAAGTGACCGGCACAAACTACACGGCTGGTGGCGGCACGCTGACGCGTACCGGTGTCGGTACAACTAACTCAACGACTACCAATGGTACGGGTTTCACTGACTTTACCGACCTTACGTTCACCAATGCGACCGTTACGGCTCGCGGCGCTCTTATTTATAATACCACGCCGTCTGCTAACTCGAACGCGAACACCACGCTGACGAACGCTGCGGTATGTGTACTGGACTTTGGTTCGGATAAGACTTCGACGGCAGGCGATTTCACCATCGTTTTCCCAGCATTTGATGCTGCGAACGCAATTATTCGTATTGGTCAAGCTTAATAACATTAGTAGCGTAGCCGATAGCCAGCCATAATATAAACTACGGAACCCTATGTAATGCCACTTATTCTCGCAGACCGTGTCAAGGACACAACTACGACAACTGGTACGGGCACGATCACGCTTAGTGGTACGGCCCCTATCGGGTATGTTTCGTTTGGCACGGCTATCGGTAACGGCAATACTACGTATTATACTATTACGGCAGGTTCGGAGTGGGAAGTTGGTATCGGCACTTACACGGCTTCGGGTACAACACTATCCCGCGATACGGTGCTCGCATCAAGTGCAGGTGGTACGACCAAGGTTACCTTCTCCGCAGGTACCAAGGATGTCTTTGTAACCTATCCTGCTGGTAAGGCTATTTCGGATGGCTACGGCACACTGCCTGCCGCTAATGGCGGCACTGGGTTAACTTCACCCGGCACAGCAGGTAACGTCCTTACTAGCAATGGCACGGCATGGACGAGTGCAGCAGGCGGCCCCGCGTTTCAAGCTGTCGCTTCTGGAACGCTGGCAGACGGCTCAACGGTTATCGTTAATACTGACGGAACAGTGAGCGTGGCAGGCATAGTCGTTTTTTCAAGCCCGACCTTCGGTACTGCGACTGTGTTTGAGAGCGCAAATACCACATACATTTCCGCCACTTACGACAGCGTTTCTCAAAAAGTAGTCATAGCTTATCGGGACGTAGCCAACTCCAACTACGGTACTGCTATCGTTGGTACGGTGAGCGGCACCAGCATCAGTTTTGGTACTGCGGTTGTGTTCGAAAGCGCGGCCACCATTGACATTTCCGCCACTTACGACAGCAACGCTCAGAGAGTAGTTATTGCTTATCAAGACTCCGGCAACTCCAACTACGGTACTGCTATCGTCGGAACAGTCAGTGGCACCAGCATCAGTTTTGGTACTGCGGTTGTGTTTAGGAGCGCGGCCACTTTCTACAGTTCCGCCACATACCACAGCGTTTCTCAAAAAGTAGTTATCGCTTATCGGGACAACGGCAACAGCGCCTTTGGTACTGCTATCGTCGGAACAGTCAGTGGCACCAGCATCAGTTTCGGTACTGCGACTGTGTTTGAGAGCGCGGCCACCCTTGACATTTCCGCTACCTACGACAGCGTTTCTCAAAAAGTAGTTATCGCTTATCAAGACGTTGGCAACTCCAGCTTTGGTACGGCTATCGTCGGAACAGTCAGTGGCACCAGCATCAGTTTCGGTACTGCTACTGTGTTTGAGAGCGCAAGTACCGCATACATTTCCGCTACCTACGACAGCAACGCTCAGAGAGTAGTCATCGCTTATCGGGACGTAGCCAACTCCAACTACGGTACTGCTATCGTCGGAACAGTCAGTGGCACCAGCATCAGTTTTGGTACTGCGGTTGTGTTTGAGAGCGCAAGTACCGCATACATTTCCGCCACCTACGACAGCTTTAGTCAACGAGTAGTCATCGCTTATCAAGACGTTGGCAATTCCAGCTTTGGTACTGCTATCGTCGGAACAGTCAGTGGCACCAGCATCAGTTTTGGTACTGTGGTTGTGTTTGAGAGCGCAACTACCCCATACATTTCCGCCACTTACGACAGCGTTTCTCAAAAAGTAGTCATAGCTTATCAAGACGCCGGCAACTCCAGCTTTGGTACTGCTATCGTCGGAACAGTCAAGGGCACCAACCTCACCGCTGAAAACTTTATCGGCTTCAGTAACGGTGCCTATACGAACGGCCAAACGGCTACTGTCCAAGTAGTGGGCGCTGTCGATGATGCGCAGACTGGCCTCACACCGGGACAGTCTTATTTCGTACAAACTACCGGAGCGCTAGGCTTGACGGCGGATAGCCCATCCGTGTTTGCTGGCACAGCTGTTGCAGCAAGCAAGATTATTGTAAAAGGATAAGCCCATGCAAACCATCGTTGAAAATTCTACTAACCTCTCTAAGTATCTGCTCGATGATACAGAAGTCGTTGTATTGAATGAGGACACCATCGTCGTTGGCGATCCGGCTGAGTTCATAATCGCTGACCTTAACGCCAGCACTGCAACCATATACGAAGGTATTACTGCCCCCGACGATTGGGTTGGTAACAAGTATACCTTCGACGGTACTGATTGGGCGCTGAACCCAGATTGGGTTGAGCCACAAGCTGCTGAGTGATGGCAAAACTAGGTCCTGTCAAATATCTCACGATCCACTGCGCGGCTACGCCAGAAGGGCGTCATGTTACGCATGAGCAGGTTACAGAGTGGGACAAGGCTAAGTTCGGCCAGACTAGCTACCACTGGGTTATTGAGGTTGATGGCTCTATGCACCGTACGCTGCGCGATGACCAAAAAGGTGCGCATGTAGGCAACGCAAACACAGGCAACATTGGCATCTGCTACATTGGTGGTATGGATAAGGGTATGAAACAACCTAAAGATACCCGTACAGATGCACAAAAGAAGTCGCTCCTTACACTCATTAGGACGTATAAGGGACGCTATCCGGGCATTATCATTCGCGGTCACCGCGACTGGCCCGGTACTAGAAAAGCCTGCCCATCATTTGATGTGGCGGCATGGCTTAAAGAAACGGGAGAATGATTATGGGTAAGTTTAAAGGTAAAAAGACTTATATCGTCGGTGCCCTTGGCGTCATTGGCGCTATTGCCAGCTTTCTTGTTGGTGATGCCTCTGCTATAGAAGCAAGTCAGATAGCTATTACGGCTATCCTCGGCATGACGATGCGTAACGCAATCGGCAGCGCAACTAACGGGTAATTTACCACCCTGTATGGTATTTACCTAACCGCAGCTTAGGGAGGGAGCTATAGTATGTTTGGCTTTACTCCCCTCTCTACTACACCGTTTAGTACTCTACCTAATGTATCTGTAAGCGTATCCGCCACAGGCGTAGCAGCCAATGGGTTTATTGGCACAGTTGCGTTTAGGTTCAGCTACCGAGTAACAGGCGTAGCAGCCAACGGGTTCGTCGGTACATCTACGGTATCGGCCAAAGCCAGAACTACTTTAACAGGCGTAGCAGCCGGTGGCTTCATTGGCGCAGTTACGATTAAGTTTGGTTACCTAGTCACAGGCGTAGCAGCCAATGGGTTCGTTGGTAATGAAGCAGTCTTAGCTAAAGCCCGAGTATCCGTCACAGGCATAGCAGCCAATGGGTTCATCGGTAACGAAACAGTTCTAGCCAAAGCCAACGTGCCTGTCACAGGCGTTTCAGCTACTGGGTTCATCGGTAACGAAACAGTTCTAGCCAAAGCCAACGTGCCTGTCACAGGCGTAGCAGCCAACGGCTTCGTTGGCACAGTTGCGTTTAGGTTTAGCTACCGAGTAACAGGCGTTTCAGCCAACGGGTTTATCGGCACATCTACGGTCTCAGCTAAGGCCCGCACTGCCCTAACAGGCGTCTCAACCAACGGGTTCATCGGTAACGAAACAGTTCTAGCCAAAGCCAACGCCCTACCTACGGGTGTTTCAGCTAACGGCTTTATTGGTACAACTGCGGTCTTAGCTAAAGCTAGCACTACCCTAACTGGCGTAGCAGCCAATGGTTTCATTGGCACCGCTACAATCTCGACTAAAGTAAGCACTACCCTAACTGGCGTAGCAGCTAATGGGTTTATCGGCACATCTACGGTCTCAGCTAAAGCCCGCACTACCCTAACTGGCGTAGCAGCCGGTGGCTTCATTGGCACGTCTGCGGTCTCAGCTAAAGCTAACGCACTGCCTACGGGTGTTTTAGCCAACGGCTTCATTGGCACATCTGCGGTCTCGGCTAAAGCTAACGCACTGCCTACGGGTGTTTCAGCCGAAGGCTTCATTGGCACAGCCACGATCTCGGCCAAAGGCATCACTACCCTAACTGGCGTAGCAGCCAATGGCTTCATTGGCACATCTACGGTCTCAGCTAAAGCCAACGCACTACTCACAGGCATAACAACCAACGGCTTCATTGGCACATCTACGGTCTTTGCTAAAGCCAACGTACCACTCACAGGTGTTGTAGCCGAGGGCTTCATTGGGGATGTCAGCGAAACCTTAGGCAATATAGATAACACGGCCCTCTTAGGTTTCTCGGGCTTCTCAGTCGTGCCCTTCTCAGGGGTGGAAACCGACCAACGATTCAACACAAACGTAGATGTCACAGACGTTTCGGCTAATGGCTTTATTGGCACATCTACGGTCTTAGCTAAAGCCAACGTGCCTGTCACAGGCATAGCAGCCGATGGTTTCATTGGCACACCTGCATTTAAACTGGGAACTAGTTTCTCAGTCACAGGCGTAGCAACCGAAGGTTTCGTCGGTACATCTACGATCTCAATTAAAGCTAACGCACTACTCACAGGCGTAGTAGCCAACGGCTTCATTGGCACCGCTACGATCTCGGCTAAAGCCAACTTGCCTATCACAGGCGTAGCAACCGATGGTTTCATTGGCACATCTGCGGTCTTAGCTAAAGCCAACGCACTACCCACAGGCGTAGCAGCCAATGGTTTCATCGGCACATCTACGGTCTCAGCTAAAGCCAGCACTACCCTAACTGGCGTAGCAGCCGAAGGCTTCGTTGGCACACCTACATTTAAACTAGGAATTAGTTTCTCAGTTACAGGCGTAGCATCCAACGGCTTTGTTGGCACCGCTACGATCTCGGCTAAAGGCCGCACTACCATAACAGGCATAGCAGCCAACGGCTTCGTCGGCACGGTTGCGTTTAGGTTCAGCTACCAAGTAACAGGCGTAACAGCCGACGGCTTCATTGGCACATCTGCGGTCTTGGCTAAAGCCAACGTGCCTGTCACAGGCGTAGCAGCCGACGGCTTCGTCGGTACATCTGCGGTCTTAGCTAAAGCTAACGTACCGGTAACAGGCGTAGCAGCCAATGGGTTAATCGGTACATCTGCGGTCTCAGCTAAAGCTAACGCCCTGCCTACGGGTGTTTCAGCCAATGAGTTTATCGGCATATCTACGGTTTCGGGTAAAGCCAGCACTACCCTAACAGGCGTAGCAACCGACGGCTTCATTGGTGATGTTAGTGAGGCCGTAGGCAACGTAGACAACACGGCCCTCTTAGGTTTCTCAGGCTTCTCAGTCGTGCCCTTCTCAGGGGTGGAAACCGACCAGCGGTTCAATACAAACGTAGATGTTACAGACGTCTTAGCCGAAGGCTTCGTTGGCACATCTGAGGTCTTAGCTAAAGCCGACGTGCCTGTCACAGGCATAGCAGCCGACGGCTTCGTCGGCACAATTGAGATTAAACTAGGAACTGGTTTCTCAGTCACAGGCATAGCAGCCGACGGCTTCGTCGGTACAACTACGGTTTCAGGTAAAGCCAACGCACTGCCTACGGGTGTTTCAGCCGACGGCTTCATCGGCACAACTACAACCCGTTCTAGCTACTCAGTAACTGGTGTTTCAGCCAATGGCTCTATCGGTACTGTAGAAGTACCTAGCTGGAACCCAATCGTTCCAGTACAAGACCCAGACTGGGTGCCTATAGATGACTCTCAGGCGGGTGTTTGGGTTACGATTGATGACACACAGGACCCAAGTTGGCAGGTTGTTATTAGCTCGCAAAGTACAGATTGGTCTGCTATACCCGATACGCAAATACCAAACTGGCAGGTGGTTGATGACACCTAAGCAGGTACACAGATGCAGGTCAGTGGTGGTAACACAGTAATCTGGACTCAGATACCGACGTAAGGAAAGAAGATGTCAAGCACATATAGCAATCTCAAAATCCAGTTAATGACCACTGGCGAGAACCTCGCCACGTGGGGTAACGTCACAAATGTCAACCTTGGGACTGCGCTTGAAGAAGCTATTGTCGGTTCAGCGGATGTTACCTTTGCTAGTGGCAACGTCACACTTACTCTTTCCAATGCAAACACGACGCAGACCGCACGTAACCTGCGCTTGAACTTGATCGGCACCACTGGCGGCTCGACACGCAATCTGGTCGTACCCAGCATTGAGAAGGTCTACATCGTCAACAACACCTGTGCAGACAGCGTGGTGGTTAAGACGACTGCGGGCACTGGCATCACGGTGCCTACTGGCAAGACTATGTGGGTTTACAATGACGGCGTGAATGTGGTGGACGCTACGACGCACCTGACATCGCTTACACTTGGAACGCCTCTTGCCCTTACCTCTGGCGGCGTAGGATCAAACACGGCTGCGGGTGCACGGTCTAACCTGAGCGCAGCTAAGTCTGGGACTAACACGGACATTACGTCGCTCCAGCCGCTGGCTTATGCTATTGAAACCGCCACAGTTGTAGGTTCGGGTCTGAGTGGCACTTTGACTATCGACGCGATTACGCAGTCGGTACTATACTATACCGGTAACGCATCGGCTAACTGGACGGTTAATGTACGTGGTAATAGCGGTACGACCATCAACTCACTGCTTTCTACGGGGCAGGCGATCACTATTGCGGTCTTTGCTACCATCAGCACCGTAGGGTATTACAATAATGTCTTTCAAGTTGACGGTGTGACCGTCACCCCCAAATGGCAGAATAGTGCGCCTGTCGTAGGCAACACCTCGAGTGTTGACGCTTATACATATACCATTGTGAAGACGGGTAGCGCAGCCTATACGGTCTTTGCATCGCTGACTAAGTTCGTCTAAGGAGCGCACAGTGCCGACAATCGTCACACGTGGAGTAGCAAGCGCACGAGGGGCTGGTACCTTTTCGGCTGCTCCTCCGCCTCCTCCGCCGACCCCGACTCCACCACCTCCGGGACCGCCTCCTGTTTTTCAAACGGTTACGTTTGGCGCTGGTACCAGTAGCATATGGACTGCGCCTACTGGCGTGTCTACGATTCTTAACCTTCAGGTTGCTGGTGGTCTGTATTCCGAGGTCCCCGGAGATTATGTGTACAATACTGTTTACGGAGCTGCCTACGTACCCAGCTCCGATCAACCGGGCTCACCCGGTGCGTTCTACACTTATGCGCAGGCAGGGGCGTATGCAGACGGCGTCCTAGCGGCAGCTAACTCAGGGGGTACCGGAGACCGGTACATAACTCTTGACCCGCTATTGCTAAGTTGGAATTCTTCTACGGGTGGTTATTTTACGCAGCCGAGTAACCCCCAAACTTACCTCGCTAATGGTGTAGCTGAACGCGTTCTCGGCCCGTGGGATAATCGTAGCAGTAGCCCAGTAGGTGGCCCGGGCCAACCTCCCGTTGAATGGGGTATCGGCTTTTTCGTTTATACCCCCGGCGGCGAGTTTCCCGGCACCCCATCCTCCGCCTTTGGGCGCACCGCAGCAGGCACGACGTCGGCAGGGCAACCGCAAATTATAACTAGTGCTTCTTCTGTTTCGGTTACGCCGGGACAAGCGTACCAGATAATCGCTGGTGGTGCGAGCGGCTACGTCACTTTCCAGTTTAGTCAGCAGTAGGAGCTAATAGATGCCATTCATCAAGCTCCAGTTTAAGCCCGGTGTAAACCGCGACCAGACCGACTACTCGAACGAGGGCGGTTGGCGCGAGTGCGACAAAATACGTTTCCGCTCTGGATATCCAGAGAAGATTGGTGGCTGGCAGAAAGCTACGTCTGCTCAATTCCAAGGCGTGTGCCGTCAGATGTGGAACTGGGTCACGACCTATTCCGATAACCTCATGGCGCTTGGTACGCATCAGAAGGTTTTCATCGAGAATGGTGGCTACTACAATAACATCACCCCACTGCGTCTGGTTGACCCTACGCTTGACACACCGGACACTGACAACTGCGTCTACACAGATACCACTGCGCCTAATGTGGTAACCATCCAGTTACCGGTGGCACACCTTGCCGAAACAGGTGACTTCGTAGAAATCTCAGGTGTAACCGGCACTATTGGTGGTGTGCCTGCGGACGAGATTAACGGCAACCACGAGATTACTGTGGTTACTGGCCTGACTTTCACGATCCCTGTTACAAGTCCGGTCACCTCAAACGTCTCTGGTGGAGGCGGTACTGTTATTATCATCGACTTCGAAATCCGCCCCGGATATCCAATTACCACAGAAGGTTATGGTTGGGGTACAGGCACGTGGTCGCGTGGGGCTTGGGGTCTTGGTTCGACTGAGCCGGTCTTCTTCCCGCAGCGCGACTGGTGGTTCGATAACTTCGATAACGACCTCGTCATGAATATCCGCAATGGGGCTGGTTACTGGTGGGTTCGCGGTGCTACTCCCGATCCGGGCACGGCGCTTGCCACGCGGGCTATTACGCTACAGAAGTATGCGTTTGACTGGGCTACGGCGACCAGCGCGCCTGTCTATACCCCTACGGAATATGCAGAAGCAGTACCAGTTAAGATTATGCAGTTGCTCGTGTCTCAGCAAGACCGGCATCTTATTGCCTTTGGCGCTGTGCCGTTTGGCTCAACGAACCCTGACGATTTCGACCCGATGCTTATCCGTTGGGCTGACCAAGACACTCCTGAAGACTGGATTCCGCAGCCGACCAATACCGCAGGGGACATCCGGGTATCGCGTGGCTCGCGCATCGTACGCGCTATGCCATCACGTCAGGAAATCTTGGTCTGGACGGATAGCCACCTGTTCACGCTCCAATTCCTCGGCACGACAGACGTGTTCGGCTTGCAGGAATATGCTGACAATATCTCCATCATCTCATCACGTGCGGTGACAACGGCAGCTAACATTACCTACTGGATGGGCCAAGATAAGTTCTATGCCTATACCGGGCGCGTCGAAACGCTACCATGCACACTGCGCAATCACGTGTTCCAGAACATTAACATCTCTCAGTCCGATCAGGTTATCTGCGGCACCAACGAGCAATGGAACGAAGTCTGGTGGTTCTACCCAGCAGGTGATAGCGACTATAACAATGCCTATGTGGTCTATAACCACCTTGAGCGCATCTGGTACTATGGAACAATAGAGCGCACCGCTTGGTTAGATACAGCACTGCGCCGCTACCCACAGGCCGCAAACACACCACTCTCTGATTTCTCAGCGGGGCAGACTTACAACCACGAGGACGGCATCGACGATGATGCTGATCCAATGCTATCCTATATCCAGTCGTCGGACTTCGACTTGGCTGATGGCGACCAGTTTATGCTTTGCAGACGCATTATTCCTGACGTTGGGTTTAGCGGGTCCATAGCTAATGATGCTAGTGTCACCATGCAAATCCGCTCGCGTAACTTCCCCGGTTCTGCGCTTTCTAACAACGTGGCGGACTCAAAGCCTGTCATCGAGACTTCGGTAGACCAGTACACCGATCAGGTCTTCCTGCGTGCCCGTGCGCGCCAGATGGCGCTTAAAATCCAGTCTGAAAATCTTGGTGTGCAGTGGCAGTTGGGTGCCCCGCGCTTGGATGCCCGTGAAGATGGTAAACGCTAATGGCACTAGATAGATTCAAAGCCGCTCCACTACCTAACCCACCGTCACATTACGACCCGCAGTATATACGGCAGGTTATTCGCGTTATAGAAAACTACTTCTCGCAGTTAGACTCGCGCACCCCAAACAATGCGCAGAAATACACAGCGGACTTCTTCTACGGAAGCGGCATCGGTCTGACGTTCCCACATAATCAGTTTACTAGTTTAGTTGACCAGTCAGCAGCAGCCGTTGATGTGGCTTACCCAGTTAAGTTAGAAGTGACGTCGTTTACCGATGATATATCTATAACAGGCGTTAATAACACGCGGATCACCTTTGCCGCCCCCGGCATCTATATGCTGATATATAGCTTGGCGTTTAAGAACACGACGAATGACACCCAAGAAGTAGACGTATGGTTCCGGTACAACAACGGCACCACCACAACGGATGTCGCTAACTCAAACAGCCGGTTTACAATACCGCCCCGCAAATCTTCAGGCACACCCTCTTACCTTATCGCGGTTACACCATTTAGTGGTTATGCAGAGGCAGCGGGCGTATGGGTCGAAGTTATGTGGCACACAACCAGCACAAGCGTAGTTATGGAGCATCTTCCAGCAGTTGCGTACTCAGCAGGTGTAACACCTGCACATCCGGGTACACCTTCGGCTATTGTCGAAGCGTTCTTTGTATCGAAGGCCACGTAAGAATGGTGTTTAGTTTTGAACAGATTGCCGCTATAAGCGTAGTGATAAGGTAGGGATAAGGGATAATGGACTACAACGCAGCTTCACCTATGGGCAACCCCCCACAGCTAGGCACACCCATACCCGGCACTACGGGTGGTCTTCCTACGCAGGGTGGGCTGAATGTGGCTCAAAACCCTATGGCGCAGCAGTTGCAGTCGCAAGGTCGCGGCGAAGACTCTATGCTTATCCACATGACACCAGACGAGGTTAACAGCCTTCAAGGTCTGGCTATGGCACATGGCGGCTCACTTACTATTAACCCGCAAACAGGTCTGCCTGAAGCTGGCTGGCTTGGCAAACTTCTCCCAACTATTCTTGGCGCAGCCCTAGCGGCTACTGGCGTCGGTGCTCCCCTTGCTGCTGGTATCGTAGGCGCAGGTCAGTTCGCACGTACTGGTAGCTTGAAGAAGGGCTTGATGGCTGGCCTCGGTGCCTTTGGTGGTGCTGGTATGGCTGGTATGGCTGGTGTTGGTGGTTCTATCTCACACAACGCAGCTGGGTTACTTGGCGACAAAGCTGGTTTCTTTGGTGCTAATATGGGTCTTGGTGCTGCTGTACCGGCAGCGCAGCTTGCGCCAGTCGCCGTCACTCCTGATACTCTTGGTAATCTTGCTAATACACCAGTAACACCAACAGTAAACATCCCAGCATCCGGCATTGCTGGTGGTCCGGGGGCTACTACATTAACTGCACCGACCGTAGCGCCTACGGCGGTTAACCCTATGCAGGCAGCTATAAACAGCCCAGAGTTTGCTCGGCAGTTCGCTAACTCTGTAGGCAATATGCCACCTCCGGTAATGAAAGGCGCAGAGTTCACAGGCGGCTTAGGTTCGCGCTTCGCTCAAGCTACACGTGCAGGTCTACCTGCTGGTACTCCGGGCATTATCTCTAAAGCTGCTCCTATGTTGGGTGTTTCAGGCATTACGAGTGGTATCTCCGGTGCAATGGCCCCAAAACAAGGCACTATGGGTGATGACGGCGTCATAGATAATTCCTATGCTGGTCCGTACACTGCGCAGAAGCGCAATGCTACTTTCGCAGACAACACCGAAGACCTTCTTAAGTCGTCCAAGGAGCGTCGCTACTTCGACGTAGGTATGCCTGAAGTTTATAACATGCAGGGCCAAGTCGTACAGCCGGGTTCCAGCACTGCGCGGGGCACACCCATACTACAAAATGTCCTGAACCCTAACGCTAAGAAGGGCCAGAACCGCTACAACCAGATACTCACTCCGTATATGGTAGACCCCCAACAAGACATGGGCTACGCCGATGGCGGTGAAGTAGATATGAAGAACGGCTCTTTTGTCGTTGATGCTCGCACTGTATCAGAGCTTGGTAACGGCAGCAGCAATGCAGGTATGGAGCTTCTGTCTCGTATGGGCGGACGCCCCCTGCAAGGGCCCGGTGACGGGGTAAGCGACTCCATTAAAGCACGTATCGGTGGTAAGCAGGAAGCACGTGTCGCCCGCGACGAAGTGTTATTCCCGCCAGAGGCAGTTAAGCGCTTAGGCGGCGGCAACCCGAAGAAGGGCACTGCCAAGCTGTACTCACTTATGAACAAGGCGCACAAAGCCCGCAAGAAAGCGGACCGTGGAGAAGATACTAAAGTGCGGCGTGGGCTTGCATAATGCAAGTTACTTTAATTCCTACCGAACATGTGAGTGAGTTATGGCCTCGCATCTTCCCACACTTGAGTAAAGCTGCGGAGTATACGTTTGGTCGGTATGAGCCTGAAGATATCCTCGACTCGGTTACGCAGTATGACCATCATCTCTGGGTTGCATTTACAGGCGAAGAGATAAAAGGTATTACAATAACCTGCTTTAAGCAGTACCCACGTATGTTATGCCTTGATATGGTATTTTGCGCAGGTGATGAAGGTATGGAATGGAAAACTCCTATGCTTAAAATGTTGCAGCACTGGGCGCACGATAATGACTGTGAACGGATCGAATCTTCTGGTAGGATCGGTTGGTCAAAGATTTTTAAAGACGATGGATATAAAGCACTTTGGCAGGTATATGAATTGCCGGTCGCAGATGCAGGACTAGGAGCGTAATATGGGCGGTGGTGGCGGTAGCAATCAAGTACAAAAGTCGGAGGTTACTCAGTCAACCCTCCCCGAATACGCACGCCCCTATTTCGAAGGGCTGATGCAGCGGGCAGGCACGACGCTAACAACTGACTACCAACCCTACGGTCAAGAGCGCATAGCTGATTTCACGCAGCAGCAGCGTGGAGTCCAACAGAATATCCTAGGTATGCAGACACCGGGACAGTTCGGCAATGCTAGCACGCTTGCTACCGCTGCGGGTCTTGGTTCTTTGGAGGCGGGGAAGTATACTCCCGGCCAATTTGGTTTCCAACAGGTGAATGCACAGCAGGTTAATGCGCCCAGTATGCAAGCGGCGCAGACTAACTACAACCCCAATCTGACGACGTTCCAGATGCAAGCTCCCGACCAGTTCGGACAGCAGCAAACCAACCAGTACATGTCGCCGTACATGCAGAACGTAGTAGATACCCAGAAGCGCGAAGCCGTCCGCGATGCGCGGCAGGGGCAGATTGTGCAAGACCTCGGCGCTGCTCGTCAGGGCACATATGGTGGTAGCCGCCAGCTTCTTGCTGGTCTCGAGCGTGAGCGTAATCTAGGTACGCAGTTAGGTGACATCCAAGCACGTGGTTCGCAATCGGCGTTTGAAAACGCACAGGCTCAGTTTGAGCGTGATCGTGGCGCGACTATGACAGCGCAGCAGCAGAACTTGGCGGCTCAACTTGGCGTCCAGCAACTTGGCACTGACGTCGGTTTGAAAACCGCTCTTGCTAACCTTGATGCTAAGTCACAGGCTAACGTGCAAAACCTCGCAGCCCAACTTCAGACGCAAGGACTTAACTCAGAGCAAGCGATGCGCGCTGCACTGGCTAACCAGCAGGCAGGGCTTGATACTCAACGTATGGGTGAGCAGTCTCGTCAGTTTGGTTCGCAGCAGGGGCTTGCAGGGCTGGCGCAAGCCGGTCAGATGGGTCAGACACTTGCTAATATTGGTTCGGCGCAGTCGCAAGCCGACCAAGCCCGCTTGGGTATGCAGCAGGGTACAGCTGCGCAGCAGCAAGCGATGAACCAGCAGTACCTAGACACGGCGTATCAAGACTTCCTGCGCCAGCGTGATTATCCGATGGAGCAGATGCAGCAGTACAGCAGCTTGCTACGCGGTGTGCCAGTAACACCGAATACAACTAGCACAACTTACGCTCCCAATGCTTCGCTAGGCTCGCAGCTAGTTAGTGGCGGTCTCGGCGCAGCTGCTCTCTACAATACTGCTAACAGGGCGGGAGTAATTTAAAGTGGAAACTAAACCGTTTACCATACAGTCTCCTGAAGCGATAGCCAAGGACTACGGCGGCAACAAACAGAAGATAGCTGAAGCTATGCAGATGGGTATTCTTGACCCTACTGCGGGCACGCTAGCAGGTATGTTTATTGACCGTATGCGGTCGGCTGCGCAGACTGAAGCTACACCCCAGCAGACTGTGGCCCAACAGGTCTTTGCTCCCCCTGCTCCCCCTGCGCCACCTATGGGTGCCCCTATGGGTGCCCCTGCAGGTCTTGGTGCTACTCCAGAAGCTGCGGCTATGCCGCCTCAAGAAATGGGTCCCCCGCCACAGGAAATGCCGCCTCAAGAAATGGCTGCGCCTCAAGAAATGGGTATGCCGCAAGAGATGCCTAGTATGGCTGAAGGTGGCATGGTGCCTCCATATATGGCTGGCGGTGGTCTTTCTGAACTACCTGTACCTGACACTATGTTTGATGAGCCCAGTAGCGGTGGCTTTGACGAGGGCTATGCAGGTGGCGGTATGGTTGCATTTGGCCGAGGTGGCGGTATCGACCTTGAACGCTTCCGCAAAGCCATCATAGCCCAAGAAAGCGGTGGCGACTACGGTGTAGCTAATGCTGAAGGTAGTGGCGCACTAGGTGCGTATCAGTTCATGCCACCAACTGCTCGCGCTTTAGCCGAACGACTCGGTCTCCCCTATCGCCCCGACCTACTGCAAGGTAATAAGGGTCGAAGCAAAGAAGGCCGTGCCTACCAAGACGCGCTAGGAACAGCGCAGCTACAAGACGCAATTGAATTTGGTGGTGGTGATATCGGCAAAGCCGGAGCATTCCACTTTGCTGGGCCTAACACAAAGGGGCATGGAGCTAAGACACGCAAGTATGAGCAGGATATCTTACGCCGGTACTCAGGGTCGAAAGACGCTGGGGGCGAAGAACTTGTAGATGCTGCGCAGGGAGACGACACCGTCTACGGCCTACCTACGAACCTACGTGGTAATATCGACCTAATTAAAAGCTTGATGCCAGCAGAGTCTGAAGAGGACATTGAACTTCGTAAGGAACTTGCGGAAAAATTGTCTCCTGAGAGCCGTGCACAGGGCAAAAAAGATGCGTTCTTCGCAGGTCTAGGTGATCTTTCAGAGCGTATTGCTAATGCAAAGGACAAGAGCACTTTTGGTAGTATATTTGGAAGTCTTGGTGGTGGTGCCGGAGACATTTCAAAGAGACTAGATGCAGAGGAAAAGAGTATACGCGAAATGCAGCGTGAACGCTCTGCACTAGCAAACCTTAGCCGTAAAGAGCAAATAGAAGCCATGCAGATGGGCGTGGACGTTAACAAGTCCGCCGCTGTTCTTAATGAAGGTATCGCAGCCCGTCAGGAAGACGTTGCATATAAGAGAGCTATGCTCGACATCGAAAGGTCAAAGATAGGTGCCGACCTAGCCAAGATAATGGCTGACAGCAAAGATAAGGAAAATACCAAAGACCGGTTTATAGAAACGTTCTATAACGTGCTAATAAGAAAAGGGTATTCAGAAAACCAAGCTAGGCAGTTTGCATATATAGCTGCAGAAAAGCAGCTTGCTAAGGTTAAAGAAGAGTTTGGGGGCACTGGCGATATGGGAACCCTATTCCCACAGGGCGCTACCGGTGCTACAGGAGGCACAGCAGATACTCTGGACTACGGTTCACTAAAGTAAGGTTGATATATGCCTGATGTACGCATGCCCGACGGTACAGTTATAAGAAACGTACCAGCAGGAATTACTAAGGCACAGCTTAATGCTAAGCTAACGAAGAACGGGTTTGACCTCAACAGGCTGACCACGCCTAAGCAGAAGCCAAGCGCAATTGAAAATATCCCGCTAGTAGGCGGATTGCTTGCGCCTATTGCAGACATACCCTTGAGTGCGGTCGAAGGTTTAAGCGGCACTACCAAGTCAATCGCAGATGTGTTTGGTGCCGACAATGTTGTATCCGATGCGGCTGACTATGTAGCTAAAGCAGCGGCTGCTTTGAAATCTGCTGGGTCTCGTGAAGATGCTGAAATCGCCAGTAAAATCCAGAAAGACGCTGAAGGCAAAGGTGTCTGGGAAGAAGTAAAGGCTGCAGCTAGGGCGTTCACTTACTCTCCACTAGAGAGCATTGCCAGCGTGGCAGGTTCGGCGGCACCGTTTATCGCAGCGGGTGTTGCCACCGGAGGTACAGGAGCCGTACCCCTAGCTACTATGGCTGGGCTTGGCGCAGCGTCAGGCGCAGGTACTATAAAAGGTTCCGTGTACGATGCGGTATACAGCGAGTTCGTAAAGAACGGTGCATCTGAAGAAGACGCCGCTGCCGCCGCCGAGAAGGCGCAGGAGTATAGCGGCAAGAATATAGACCAGATTGCACTTGGTGGTGCCATAGGCGCACTTGCTTCGGCTACTGGCTTTGGCCCGCAGTTCGCTCGCAGCATAGGTAATAACGTAGTCAAGAAGGTTGCCGCCGAGGTAGCCGAGCGTGAAGCTGTAGAGGCCGTAAAGGTCGGTGCCAGAAAGAGCGTGCTGGGTGGTGTTGCCAAAAGTGCAGTTGTAGAAGCTGTACCAGAATCTGTACAAGGTGGGCAGGAAAAACTGTCCCAGAACCTAGCACTGCAGCGCGAGGGCTTCGATGTAGATACGTTTAGGGGTGTAGCTGGACAGGCTGCGTCCGAAGGCATCGCGTCCCTGTTTCTGGGTGGTTATGGTGGTGCACGTGCAGCAAAGGCGGAAAACCGTCAGATACTCACAGAAGAGATTGCCCAAGAACTTGACGCCCTGCCTGCAGATGCAGACGAGCAAACTATATCTGAAGCAGAAGCTAGATTCGTCAAGCGCGGGTTTCCCTTGGAGAAGGCAACGCAAGTTGTCGAGAACTTAAAATCCGCCAAAGAAGCTATTGACAAGCAAGCTGCAGAACTAGAGCGGGCACGTGCCGAACGGATGGCACAAGGAGAAGCTGAAGCAGCAGCCGAAGAAGGCACAGGCTCTAACTTTACTGGCCCGCCTCCGGTTGATACCGAAGAAGAAGCTGCCATGCAGCGCATGCGTGAGGCCGAGTTTGCAGGTGCAGGTGCACCACAGCAACGTAAACCATCTACTATAGAGCAAGCAGCTATTGATCTTGTTTCTGCCGTTGACGCTGGCGGTGTGCCGTTCAACACACCTAGAATAAATGCGATTGGACGCGGACTAGGGCTTGATATCGGTAAAAATGATAAACCCGAAGCCACTATCGACCGCATCCGTGCAGCGGTTGGTCGGTTTGATTTTACTCCCCCAATCTCTGAAACACAGGATACTAACGCTCCCCCTACTGGTGGCGTCAACGCCCAGTACCGCCGTAACACAACCCAACCCACTATTACGCCAGCATTTGCTGCGACTGCAAACGAAGATGAAGTTCGTGCATTTGCTGACCAATACGGTATCGACGAAGCAGAAGCCGTTGAGCGCCTAAGTGCGGCGGCTTCGTCACCTTCAGGCATTGTATACTCACGTAGAGGACGTCCACCCAGTGCGAGCACGGTAGAAGCTGCGGGCCAAGAAGGTCTATTCGGCGCACTGCCTACACAGGAAGAAAACCGCCTCGACAAGTTTGAGGAAATCCAGCAGCGCAAACTGGAGCAAGGTGCGCTTGCACCTGAAGACCGCGAAGCGGAAAATCAGGCACGTGCCGATGAGTTTGATAGGCTGCAGCAAGAACGCGCAGCGAAAGACGAGCAGTACACGGCTGACTTTGTAAAAAACATCGAAGATGCCATTCGTCGCGCTAACCCTGCTAACGAAGCCTATAGTGTGCAGGTTGATGCAACCAGCCCGAAGCCTTACAGGGTTGTAGGTCCAGACGGAGAGTTGTTTGCAGCCGCAGATAACCTGCAGGACTTTGAAGCACAGGCGATGGACCTTCTTCCATACGTTGCTCCCCCTACATCTATTCAAGAGACGGACTCCGCGAACCCCACCGTGGCTACATCCATGGTGCAGGAACTTACCCGTGATATTGATGCTGCGCGTGAGCGTGGCGAGATAGACAACAACCAGCGCACCGAGCTTATTCGTCAGATAGAACGCCCCGACGCATACGATAAGTATGGTCGTCCGCAGGACAACATTGCCAAGGCTGAAGAAGAAGCCCGTGCAGCAATGTCCAAGTTCCGCAACACCACAGGTGTTGAAGCCAAGGCAGCGGAAGCAGAGCTAGCCGTCGCCAACGAGAAGCTGACTAAGCTAGTAAACAACCGCATGCTGAACCCGATCAGGTCTAAGCTGCGCTCCATGGCAGAGAACCGTCAGCTTGAGCGCGAAGGCGCTACATCCCGTGTGGGCAGCGATAAGGTGCAGCAGAAGCTAGGCGAGATGGAAGGTGCAGACACCAGTGCCGAGCAGCGCGAACAACGCGAAGCCAAAATCGACATAGCCGAAGGCCGTGTATCTAAGTACCGTAGGGGTGAAGCGCAACCGGGCCAAGTTAAGACAGACGTATCTAAGGTACGTGCAGCGGTAGATGCCATCGTGTCAGTATGGAAGGGGCCACCTGTAGTTACGGTAGTCCAGTCTGTTAACGACATAGCTGACGCTAAGGTACGTCGGGCTGTGATGCAAGATAACGCTACCAATGCAGAAGGCTTCGTGGCCCCTGATGGTACAGTGTATCTAATTGCCGACAACCTTGAGTCCGTAGAGCGTGCTAAGGCGGTGCTGTTCCATGAAGCTCTTGGCCACGTTGGCCTTGAGAAGCTGTTCCGTGGCGAGCTAGATAGCGCTCTGACTGCACTGTATAAAAGCAACGGTAACATACGGGCCAATACCGATGCGTGGCTAGCTGCTAACCCAGATGCCTATGCGCAGGATACCAACCGTACCGCCCGCGCAGTAGAAGAAATCCTAGCCGAGATGTCCGAGAATGGGCAGCTTAGGCCGACAATGCTAAAGCGCATTGCAGCTATTATCCGTAACTTTGCACGTAGGCTGGGTATCAATCTGGCAATCAGCGATGCGGACGTAGAAGCTATACTGGCTGCAGGCCACGAGCGTGTCGTAAACGGTGCGCAGGAAAGCACACTCGTCAAGGGCATGCGGTATATTAACGGCTGGCGTGGTGGTGCTGCACCTACCACAAAATACTCACGGCCCAAGACCACTAAGCAGAACAAAGAGAAAATAGGAACTGCTGAAGCTAGTATAAGTCCCGGTATGCGCCGTACCCAGAAGTCTACCTCCACTAACGGCATAGCTGAAGGTGTAGAGCAGGTTGTTAAGGGGCATAGCTGGAAAGACTGGGGCGGTGGGCTAAAGGATAACCTAGAGGCCATGGCACCACCTACCTTGGTGGCCACGCTAAAGACTATACCGACGTCTGGCATCTTAAACTGGTTCGGCCCAGATATACCCACCATACGTGAGATTGACACGTTGGTGCAGAAGATGGTTGCCATGAAGGCCAACATACTCAAAGCTGCAGAGCAAATTGGTATGGAGTTAGACGAGTTCCTTCTGTCTGATAAAGACCAACTACTGGCCCAGACGCAGAGCACTGCCCGTATAAATGAAATGGCACCCGACGATTTCAAGTCTGCTGACGATGCACTGGCTAATCACCCTGCCATGAAGGAGGTCGAAGCTCGCATACTGAAGAACGCCAACGATAAGGTGTTAGCTGCCCGTATAATAGCCGAGGTAAAAGCCTTGGTTATGCAGAGCAAAGACGCAATCACCGTAAAGGGTGACAAGGTAGCTATGTCTACCGCTATGAAGAAGTTGGTAGCGAACCTATCTAAGACAGCCATAGATAGCAAAAATACCAGTGACCAGATGAAGCAGATAGCGGAACTTACCCGTCGTATCCGCGATACACATGCTTTGTGGGACAAGCTAGGTGAGCTTAAGAACGGGCACAAGCTATACAAGGAAATACGTTCCTACTACAAAGATATGTTCGAAGCCGAGCTTGCACTACTAGACGGTCGGATTGCGTCTATCGCCGGTACTAAAGAAGCCAAGCGTTTGCGTGACCTACGTGCAGATATGATGCGGGAAGTTATGAACCCCGATGAATCCAAGAAGGGCGGCGACATATTCTACAATCTTGACTCAAGCTTGTTCACCAAAGACTACTTTCCGTTTATGCGGGCAGGTAAATACTACATACGTGTATCCGCTGCCAAGGACGGCTCGCGGGAGCGTGAGTTCTACCAGTTCGAAACTGCCAAGCAGCAAATAGCTGCGAAGAAAGCGATAGCTAAGCGCTTAGGTATAGACCCTGAGAAGAACGATGGGGTACTTACTATAGGGTACGACGTCGCACAGTTGCAGGAAGAATTAAAAACTGACGACCAGATGATGAAGAAGATATTTGACCTAGTGGGTAAAGCCAAGGCCGAGTTTGCTTCAAGTGGTGTACTAGGTGCCAGCGACTTCAAAGACCTGACGGACAGCATCTACCAGACATGGTTGCTATCTACCCCCGAACGGTCAGTACGCCGCCGGTTCATGCATGCTCAAGAGGTAGTCGGGTTCCAGCAGGATATCCTACAGAACTTTGCATCGCAAGCGAGCAGCTATGCTAACCAACTAAGCAAGCTGGCATACGCCGGGGACATACGCTTAAAAACCGAGGAGGCACGTGACAACGTGTCGGACCGCCCAACTACAGAGCAGGCTAGACTTAAAGCCGCTATATATGAATTAGAACAGCGTGCCGAAGACGAGATAAACCCAAGCCCGCAGAGTTCGTTTATTAACGCCCTTAACCGTGCGTCTTACTTCTACTACCTGACAGCGCCAGCGACAGCGATGCTGCAGCTTACTTCCATACCGATACGTGTGGTGCCACGCCTGTGGCGGGATTACGGGTATGCGGAAGGCACCCGCATGTGGCTGAAGTATATGAAGATATGGAACACTCTAGGTAAAGCTAAGGTGCAGAGCACTCGCACAGGGATAGCCGGTGTGGGTGACTCGCTTGATGTCCTGATGCCCAACATACTAAGCTCTAAATTGGTTAGTGCTGACACCAAAGAAGGTAAACTTCTACGTAGGGCACTGGCGGCAGGTATGGAGCGCAACGTGCTTGAGACCGTGCAGGATACACTAATCCAGAACGAGCGGGAAACAGGACAGAAGCACCGTACGGGTGCAGCGCGCACCGTTGCCGAAACTGCTGCGGTAACAGGTAAAGCCATGGGCGTCATGTTCCAAGGGTTGGAAAACATCTCACGCCAAGCAGCCTACTTCATGGCGTTTGAGTTAGCGTACAAGGCAGAGACTGCTAAAAACCCCGGCGCACCTGAGAAGGTAGTGTTTGATAAGGCAGTCACCACTGCCCTAGATACTGTGCGCGATACTCTTGGTGACTACTCCAACTGGGAACGTTCACGCATAATGAAGAACGATGTGTCTCGTGCACTGTTCCTCTTCAAGATGCATCCCATTCTGCAGACTAAGTTCCTAGTAGGCGCGATGCGAGATATCGGGCGTGGGTTGTACCCCGGAGCTTCACCAGAAGCAAAGGCCGCACGTGCGGGCGCTATGAAGGAACTAGGCGGCGTCTTGATGATGGCTGGCGTATTTGGTGGCCTTCTAGGTATGCCCCTGTACTCGGTCATGGCACTGGCGCTATCTGAAAGCTTTGACGAAGAAGATGATGAGGATGTGCGCAAGCTTATGGGTCTTGACCCACGTGTCGCCTACGACTCCGACATTATGTTCCGTGCATGGTTGATGGATAAGTTCGGAGAGCCGATGGTTGGCGACGTGTCGTTGGCAGACATTCTTATACACGGCCCGCTTGGCGCTTTATCGAACACTGAACTGTCTAGCCGTACATCACTCGACCTCAAGAATATGTGGTTCCGCGAAGCAGTTGCAGGTGACTCCACTGGTGACAGCATAATAAAAACACTGCTGGCTAACGTAGCAGGTGGGCAGATGCTTATTCAGGCGTTCAATGCAAAGGATAACTTTGCTGAAGGCGATATGTATGGTGGTATCAAGAAGATGGCACCTGCGTTTGTTCGGTCATGGGTAGCAGCGGAGCAAGGGGAAGCCGAAGGTGTGGTTACCCGCAAGGGTGATGTCATTATAGATAAGAACGATATCACTGGGTTGGATACGTTCCGCACGATATCTGGCTTCCGACCACTGCGTCTTGCTAGATGGCAGGACTACTACATCACTCGTAGTAAGAACGACAAAAAGATAAAGGCGGAGAAGACCCAGCTGCTATCCACCTTGGATAGGAAGCTACGTGAGGGTGATATTACTTCTAAGGAGCAACTACAGGAGTTCATCACCGACGAGGTTATTCCGTTCAACCGCACGTACCCAGACCCAAGCTTCATAATTACCGAAGAGACCATCATGCGGTCACTCAAGGGTCGTGCGGATGTACGGGGCCGCACAGTGCAGGGCATGCGGCTTGAGAAGAAGACTGCAGAGAAAGATATCGGTATGGCAGATAAGTTCCGCCCATAAAAAACCCCCGCTGGGGAGTAGGCCAGCGGGGGTAGTATCAACCAACGGAAGGAGCATCTTCCGAGGACGTTTATAATCACATCCTCCAGATACGTAAACCCCTAATACCAGATTTGGTATCCACCACGCTCCGGTACACTACCTTTAGCTTCAGTCTGCGTAGCACGGGGCGTATTTCCTTCTTAGCGGCTTTTGGGTCTAGGCACGGGAAGAACAGTGACGCGCCCTTGGTGAAGGCGCGCCAGTTTATATCGTAGCTGACCCCAGCTACCTTCACTCTTCGTCGGCGTCCGGCTTCACAGCCGTGATTGCGTTATTGAACAGGTCCGTAATGCCACTAAAGTCAGGGTGGTTAGCGTCGAAGATTAGCGACTGCACCGGCACCGTGTTGACCTTCATGCCCTTTGACATGCGCTTGTTCTCTGCGTCAAGGTACAGGCCCTTGGCTTTCATAGCGTTAATGGTCGAGCGGTAAGCAATGTTACGTGCCCCACAATACTCACGGAACGAGCTAGCAGTTATGTATACCTTAGCAGTATCCGGTTCGTAGCGTATCATAAGCTCTCGCAACGGCTCTAACTGCGGTACTTCCACCATCTTGCTGCGACGGTCTACCCCGTCATTAACTATGAGAATGTTACCCAGACGGGCGTTCATAAACTCACCAAGTATCTGCTGGTCACCTTCGGGTGGCGGTGTCATCGTGTTGCGTAGGTTGAGTATCATCTTGCACGTCCACTTAAAGATGGCAGCAATGTCCCAGTTACACAGGCCAAGATGCAGGGCGATGTAGATACCCGTTATGTTAGCTGCTGCTGTTGCCGACCAGAACCGCTCACGCTGTGTTAGCTTAAGCTTGGAGTCGATGCGCTGTTGAACCGTAGCATAAAGCGCCTTCACCTCGTCATAGTGCGTAATCAGGTACCGTGCGTAGATGTCACCTGCATGCCCGTAGTTTTCAAGCAACTGGTGGTCGAACATCTTCTTGCCATACTCGATGTCAATCGCGTCAGAATAGTCGATGCTGTATTCGATGATGCGCATGGTTTCACCATCAGGCGACCCCTTGGCAATCTCAAGCTTCTCGTAGAACGAGTGGTTAGACGAGCACAGTGCTATGGTCTGCCATGACGTCAGGTTTGCCCGAAGCTCGTTTGAAGACGCCTTCATGCGATCCTTGCCTGTACCCTGTGTAATCAAGTAGGCGAGTTCACTTAGTTGCTTGGGCTCTGTGTTCGACATTTCGTCGAAGCTGATATGCAGGTTACAGAAAACCCCTATCTTAAATACCTTCGAGTTGAACGTGTCGTCCTTCTTGGCACATAGCGCCGCTGGGTCGCCGTATACACTGTTAGCCATAAGCAGGGCTGTAGTCTTACCTGTACCTGACTTGGGGTGCACCACGTTAATGATTGCCCCACGTTGACCGGAGAAACGCAAGAGAGGCGCACCGAAGGCGGTGGCTGCTGCGAACGCATGCCCTTCAAGGCCCGGACGTCCGTACAGGTTAAACACCTCTGTCCACTTCTCCAACGTACCCTTAGCTGTCATGTGTTCGGCTAGTGCCTTGGTGACTGACGACGGGGGGCTATGGTATGTCCCCTCGGCACTTATCTCACGGTCGCCTATAATAAACTTACTGTCGTTATCGACCCATCCAAATTGATTGCGCATTTGTTCTACCTTTGTGTTGTGAAAATATTGAGCTACTGATTTTACTATGAAGTCCACCAAGTACGCATAATCGACCTTGGAGCTAAGCATCACGTGCTTAGAGGCGAGGAACTTGCGTAGCTCGTTACCGTCCATCACCTTTGAATTGTGCACCGTGAACTCTTTGACGCCATCCTGTGGGCTGTGCAGACGAATAAGTGCTACACCCCCCTCGACTGGGTCATCCATACGCTTGGCTACATATATGTCGTACGGATACACCAATACAACGTCCTCGACGCCTTCTTCCTCGTCTTTGGGTGTAACCTTGCGCCATACGCCACCGTGCTTGCCCCGTACGTAGGGGAAGGGAAACTCGGGTATATGGTACTTCACTGCCCCAAGCTGGGTTTCCTCTATAACTACGTTGTCCTCTGGAGTTGCCTCCTTCAGTTCTTTACCTAGTGTAATAGGGGAGCGTATCTTGCCAATGTGCGGGCACCCTGCACATCCGCCGGGATTGTGTTTCTCGAACTCCGCACATGTGTGCGGCCCGACTATGTGTGTTACCTTCTGCTCAACCTTGTCAGGGTCATAGTCAGGATGGTCTGCGGATAACTTGTGTATAGCCTTATCACGGTCCTTACAGAACTTGGCGATTGACAACGCAGCAAACCATCGTGGCTCAGATATTTCCCTGCGGTCTGCGTAACTAGCGTTAAGCTGCTTGCACCCGTTCTGACCACGGTTCATAATCTTGGTGAAGCTCGACTCCATGTTGGCACGTATAAGCTTAGCTAACGGGCTAGGTGCGAATGTAGGCATGTCACCAAACAGTGTCGCCTTCGTCTCCTTTACCCCCAACAGGTCACGTATGTCCTGCATGGGTGTCGGCTTACCAATCGTTATGACTTCTACACGTAGGGGGTCCGTACCCTTAAAGTTAAACGTGCCGGGAATACGCAGGATACGCGCTGCTTCGAAGCAGCTGTTATCGACACGTAGCTCCTTAGTGGTGCAGACTTCCTTCAGCCTTAGACACACAGGCTCCCATTCTTCACGTGTAACTTCTTCAGTCAACGTCCAGTATACGTGCAGACCGCGCCCAGAATTAACTATGGTGGGCTTAGGCATACCGACTGTCTTGCAGAACTTACGAAGGGCATCTAACCCTTCTTCCTGTGTATCGTAGTCCTTCTCTGGCCCACAATCTATGTCGAGCCAAAGTGACTTAAGTGACTTGACGTTTTCTTTCTTCCTGCTCTTACCGTCTGTATACTTAGCTACACCAAAAAATACATTCTTCCCTTGGTTGAGGAACGTCTTGGCCCATGCGTCGGCCTCTTCACGGGTCTCTACTAGCTCCTGTTGCTTGCTGTCGGGGCTTAGCCCGACGATAGCGTACCAACCCTCTTGGGGCTGCACCGCTGATAAAAGGTCAAAATCCTCTGCCACGCAGACACCACTCCATAGGGCAAGTCACAAGCCCACTCCTAAAAGAAAAAACTCTCTACCCCGTTAGGAAGTAGAGCTCTCCAGACTAGCCATGTATGAAGCTATAAGCGCCGTGGCACTGCCCTGCGGGACCGAAGTCCCGCAGAACCAGTTGTATACTGTTTGCCTCGTTACACCTGTACACTTGGCTACCACAGCTACGGGTATGTCCTGCGCGATACAGAGCCTACCCAGACGAACACCCAACTTGTGTTTGCTCGCCTTGGCATTTGCTTCCTGTATACGTAGACTATAACCGCCGCTCATCAGTCGTCTTCTTCTTCGTCGTCGGCCCAGTCACTAACCACAGCGGCAAGTGTGCCGGTAGGTGCATCAACAGCGGCAGC